ATGAGATCATTCTTCGGGTCCGCCAGGAACAGCACTTTGCCCGGATACAGTTTCTGCCCCCTCTTAATCCCCGCGCCTCGCCGGGCCTTCCAAATGCGCGTGTTTGCCAACGTCGCGTTGTCCACGAACTGGCGAAACTGCGTCGTGATGGCTTCCGCCAGCTGGCGCAACATACGCGCTACGCCAATGCCATATGCACGGCCCTCACGCCGCGTGAAACACGCCTTGTGATACGGGCGATGTCCATCAACGATGGGCGCGTAGATGATCCGCAAGATCGCCTCCGTCGCCTGGTCCCACGTCACCACGATGGACTCGTCCACGCCATCGCCATTAACGTCCCAATTTACCCATAGCTCCATCAGCTCGAAGACTTCATAAGTCCGTGACCGCGCGAAGCCCTCCAGCTGGTCTCGCCGCGCACGGATGGGGTCCTTGAGATCAACGGCTTGCATAGCGTCGACCGCCGCCCCTTCGTAGGAGAATGGGGGCTTCTTGCGGGACTTTAGCTGATTCGCCGTCAGACGGAACTTGTTCCCGATCCACGGGGCCTCTTGCACATCCCAATCGCCGTCGGGAAGGTACATATCCTGAATCGGGACGTAGTCCGGCCGCGGGCCAAGGTGGTACACCGTATCCGCGAAGCCGACGCTGCCATCGGGGAGGTACGTCAGCTGATGCCGAACGTCCTCCACCCACGGCATCTTGACGAAACCCGTGCCGATCTTCGTCGTCTCAAGATACCATGGCCACGCAACATCATACATCCGGAGGACGGATGACTGCGCCCATTCAAGGAATTGCTCGGTCGGCTTCGCATGACGGAGCCACCGGCTGTTCAACGGCTGCACGGTCCAGAGCGGCCGCAGGGCGAAGACCGTGTTGATCTCCCTGGCGAAGATGGCATCCACCGTCGTTGCAATCGTGGGAATTACAAAGTTCGCCGCCCCCTCGAAGGGGAAGTCCCGCGAGCCGGTCGGCGGCTGCGCTTCGTAGTCTTCGATGGCCTGCTTCCACTCCTCGACCATCGCCGAGCGACCCTCCTCCACCGCAGAGACCTCCTCGGCGAGGTAACGCTTCAGCTTTGCCGCTTCGCTCTCAACGAGGCGGATCGGTTTGTAAATGTCCGGCGCTGGCACGCTAACGCCCCTTCCTCTTGTATTGCCCCGCAGCCGTCAGGCGGCCGGCCCGCCGCATCGACCACGCAGTTGCATACGCCTGCTTCGGTGTCTTACCCTCGCGGATCATATGCTCCGTCTTCACCGCAACCGCCTTCGGCGTCATCTTGTGCTTCCCACCGTGGGTCACGTTGGTCGACGGCTTCGCCACAGCCATGTGGCAAGTGCCATCCCCACTTCGCATCTCCTTACACTGCCGCTTCGCCTGCTTCCCGTGCATCATAATGAGTACCCCGTTAGCGGGTTCCGCGCCGAGAGGGCCACCTCATCCTCCTCCGCCTCGGCGGCAACCTCCTCCTCACTCTCCGACTCGATCCATAACTGCGTGCCGTATGCGAGAGCATCCAGCAAATGCTGGTCGCGCGCCGTCGGGAACCCCTCAATCTCCTGCTCCAACTCCAGCATCCCACGGCCGAGGAAGACGTGGCCGCGGGCGAACTCAGGCACGAGGCTGCGAATGCGGTTCTCCTTGGACACTTGCGTATCCGTGCGAAACTCGCGGACGGGGATGAAGATGCCGCGCGTCCGCGCCACGAACTCAAGGAAGGGCTTGAGGAGCTTTTGGAAGGCGACGGCTTCGATCCCGACGGCCACGGGCGCCCACCGGCGGTTTGCCGCGATCAGCGCCTCGATCAACTCCAGCGGCTCCGCCTTGATCGCCGACGCTTCAAGAACAAACTTCAGTGGAGCCGGGCCGGCGCCGACCGCAACCAGGCCAGTGTAATCAGACTTTCGCTTTCGTGACAGGGCAGGGTCCACAAGCACGTAACGGTTAAGTTGTCCAACTCCATAAGCAAGTGCTCGTCCCTGCTTGTCAACCACGCCCGCTGGCACAAGCCGTCCGTCCTCGCCCAGATCGTAATAACGAAGCCAGGATCGCTGGAACTCGGCCACCGAGGGGTCAGACGGGTCCAGCAGATATTGTCCGCTGAACTTATAGGCTCCAAGAATTGCGCGAAGCTCTGTGAGTCCCGCGAGGGTGAAGCCATGGCGACCATCCTCCGACTTGCGGAACGTGGGCTTCCCGCCCCGCAAGGCGGGGACCCAGTAGCGTTGGAACGCCCGGGGGCTATCACCAATGCGCGAGGCCATCTCGTTGTTCTCAACCCAGGCGATCAAGTCATCCCGCCCCCACTTCGTCCCAATGACCAGGTTCTCGCCCGACTCGGCGTTGACGAACAACGACCGCGAGTACTGGTGCCAGTTAACCGCGGCGGCCACCTTCTCCGCCACGTCCGTCAGGTCCTCCTCGTCGCTGAGGTCCACAAGGTCATCCTCAATGATGAGGTCATAGTGCCGCGACGCAACCTTGCCGCCCACGCCGATGGCCTCGAAGGTCGCCTCCGTCCAGACCTTCGGCCGCCGCAACTCGGCTTCGACATTGTTCCACCGGACCTTTGACGTGTCGGGGAGGACGTGGGGCCAAAGGGCGCGTAGGAGCCCGTTGCTCTCGAAGTGGTTCTTGATCGCGCTCAGGAACTTCTCGGCGTTCGTCGCCGTGGACGATGCGAGGAGGATTCGGATGGAGGGGTCTTGAACCGCGCGCCAGATGGGGTAGGAGATGGCGGCGATGGTGGATTTGAAATGGCCCCGCGCAAGCACAACCAGCTTCCGCAACGCGGGGCTTTGGACGAAGTCGCAGACAGGGCGGTGGAACTCCTCGTTGAGATACTCGTAGCCGAGGATGGCCTTGGCGAAGTAATACAACGACGCTTCCGCGCGGAGCCGAATGGCCTCAAGCTGCTCCGCCGTCAGGCGGACCATCGCGGGGGCGTCAACAACGCTCAAGGAAACCTCGGCCAGTTCACTATTGGACCGCCATAGATTCGCTGGATCATCTTGAGGAACGCTTCGGCCTCCTCTCGCGAGGCGGCGCCGGTTCCACTTAAGCTCTTGCCGCCCAGGTCACCCATCATATCCATTCCCGCAGTCGGCCCCAGCCGGTTCGTAAGGCTCTCTCGAAGCATGAACGGGCTAGCTGGGGCAGGCACAGAACCTCGAATGCTCGTATTCTTCCCGTACTCTGATGACATCAGCCAATCCAGCAAGTGTCTTATCGAGGTTGTTGACCGTCCGGGGACAGCGGGATTGAAACTGAGCATCGACCCTGGGGCAACGCCCACCATTCGATCCTGCGGAGACACACCTATCAGAAAATCAAGAATCGCCTGGGCCAGCGATCGTTCCGGGGCCATCACCGACCCTGCCGCTTGCAGCTGCCTCTCCGGCGTCCACCACGCCGGGGCGTCCATTGCCATCGCTACGCTCGCCTATCGCCCCGTGCTTCGCACGCGGCCACATACACGCCGCGGCCACACACACGCCTATTGCTCCGTGCTTCGCACACGGTCATCGGCTAATATCTCCTGAATCCACTAAATGGACTTAGCCCATACAATGCTTCGTCCATTGCACCCTTCTGCATATGCCCCTTCAACCTTTCCGAAGAGGTCGTGGGTGGCCAAGTGCTCACCGGACCAAAGTTGCCTCCATAGTATGGGAGGACTACGTCCTTCCACCACTGAGGAAACGGCATCGGCGCTTGACCTCCCATGGCCTCCTTCGCTCGCAAGTAGCTCTCCAAAGCTTTTGCAAAAACGTCTTCTTTGAACGTCATTCCTGGAGACGGCCCCCGAGCAGATTGCTGCTTAGCTCTCGGGTTGACCATCTGGCTGAATATCAGCTGCGATAGCAGCCGCTTTACCCACGCCTCGCCCCCCATCGTCGAAGACGGTCCGCGAGCGCCCCACGGCTCCTCGACCAGTATGGCTTGGGGCGCCTTCAACTCGGGAAATGGTTCCAACCTCGTCAGCCTCCGCCCACGCTTGTGCCAGCCGCTTCGCCGACGTTGCCCGCATTCGCCCCAAACGAACCGCCCCCGGCCGGGTCGGTCTCCGTTTGAACTGCGTCGGCGACGGGAACTTCCCGCGCAAGCCGCGCAACATCTTCCGAATGTCCATTCCCGCCGGGGGCATCGCCCGGCCGATCACCTTCGGAACGTGGGACACCGCCATTCCCCCTCTGCGTGGCCGCGGGTGCGGCGAACAGGAGCGCCGCCTGCTGCGCGTTGACAAAGATGGACGGGGCCATCGGCGCGGCCGCCTTCGGCGCGAGGATGGGATTGTGCACGTCAGCAAAGAACGTCTTGATCGCCGCATTACGCTCCCGCACATTCGGGTTCCCGGTAACCCGCATCGTCCCGTCCGGCATCGGCTGTGCAACCACCGGCTCGGCAAGGTCCATGAGATGGTCCAGCATGGTCTCCGCGCTGCGGCGGACGCGGAGGCGAAACTGCTCCGCCTCATCGTCCCGTTCGGACATCAGCGCGTTGATCGCCGCCGCGAAGTCCACATCCCCCTGAATCCAGTTATAGACGGATGTAGACGTGCGGCCGACGCGCGCCGCCGCCTGCGCCACAGACAACCCGCAGGACATGAGGCGGATGACCGCCTGCTTGTCCGCATCGTTGATGTGCGTCCATGACCAGTGCACGCTGCGCTACCTCCTTGCGCAGCCGGCGAAGCGGCTACCTTGTGCCAACATTGACACAATGTCGAGGCCACGCATCGTCGAGGCCGCCGGGGCGGCAACGACCATGTGACACACAACCATCTGGCCCCTTGACAAATTCCCCCGAACGTGATGCATCCCCCCTCCCCGAAGGGGGTCGCGCATCCTTGCGCATCCTGGCGCGTCCTCGCAGGGGAAAATCCCCCCCTTCGGGAATAGGATACGACTCCGACCCCGAGAAATCAATGCCCATCCACCCCCCCAGCGACGAAGTCGGAGCATGCTCACGCATCTGCGGAGCCTTGCTCCATGACCAAATGAGCATTGATCCAAACGACGAATGGACGGAGAAGAGCTCCCATCACTATCGCGCGCCGCGCTTGGGGGTGGGCACCCCTCGTCGCAACGTCGGACGGGGATTCGGACGTGCGCTCGCGTTTGTGTCCATCCCACGCGACTGGTGAGGACGAGCATTATCCACGTCCTCCCCGAGCGCTCCAAACGACAAGACAGACGGTCCTCGTATCGGAGTGCGTGTAGGGACATAAAGGTTCCGGACCGTGCGGGATGTAAGTCGAGCTTAGTCCCGCCCCGTGGAATCCCGATGAATCGCTCTCCCGAACGTTTGCTCCCATCTCTTTTGAAGGGAGCGAACATGGAAAAGAAGAAACCGATCCCGAGTCACACGATACGAGTGGACGATGAAGTGTATGAGTTTTTGAAGAGTCGGGCTGTTCCGTTTCAGGACAATCCGAACTCGATCTTGAGATGGCTACTCTTTGGAGATAAATTCGCCAGAGCATATGATCGCTCGGGGAGGTTAGATCGGATTCCAAAGAAGAAGGGCGGGAAGTAATGTGATAAGGGAGCAAACGCTCCGGGGAGCGATTCACAACGCGCGCTTCGCACGCAGGGCTGGAGAGACGTGGAAGCGGCAGGGCACGGTCTGCTCTTCTGAACGTCCACTCTCAGAAAGGAAGGGGTGGGATGTTCAAAAGGTCGACGAGGATGAAGCTCCTTCGATTAGCGCGGGCAAAAACTCCCGTGCTCGAACCGTGTCAGGGGTTCACTCTAATGGAGCTAGACGAGATTGTAAGGTACGCTTCGAGAATTGTTCAAAACTACACAAAGGCAAATATCCGGCTTGCCCGCAGGGATGAATCGATGAAATGGGCGAGACTCATTGATCGCAGGAGGGGATTGTAGGTTGGGGAGAGTGGACGTTTAGAAGAGCGGACCGAGTGCAGCGTGGCGCCCCCTTTTCCCCCAACCCCCGCTTCGCAAGGGCGGAATGGAGGTTGGTCATGGAAAAGGAACTGACGAAGAAGTTGGTCGACGCGGCTTACGGAATGGGATCGTACAGCAATCCGAAGTCGTTGCTGACGAACCCCGCGGAGGAGGACGAACACAAGTGGGATCGCCGCAACCCAAGCGCGAAGCTTACCGCCAAGCAGTTCACCCCGCAGGAGCTGGACGCCATCGTGAACTACTGTGCGGAGCAGCGAGCGCAATGGCGCGTCAGCAATGAGCGAGCGAAGCTCTCCGCGGACATCCGGGCGGAGAACGCGCGAAAGGCGCGAGAGGCTGAAGACACGCTCATCGTGGTCATGGTTGAGAAGATCGGCGTGCCGGAGGTCCTGGCGACTGGCGTCGGTCGCGTGCGGGTTATCAATGCCTTTCAGCGGCGGGGCAAGGCACAGCCGAAGGGTCTCTAACGCAAGGCGATTGCCCTTGCGGGGCGGAGGTTGTGGGAAGGGGGGCGCGTGGCGCGCTGAGCACCGACTGGACGTATGCAGTTCTTGTGCCGGAGGGTCACTTGAGATTTCCCC